TAAAACGTGTCTTGCTGTCTGCGATCAGTTGTTGCTTTGCACTTAAAGCCATTTATCTACACAGCACATCATTGATCAGATCAGCTAACTTCATTAAATCTTCAGGTTTCATATAATATTCAGCTGTGGCAATACCAAGACTAAAATCAGACTTAATAATCTTAAATTGTATCTGATCAGGACTAAGCCATTGTAAACTGGCTGTGACTTCATAGCCTTCACTACTTTGTATTAACATATTGTGACTCATTCTAAGTGGACGCATCATCAGCCTCTATATTTATTGTGTCATCTTCATCAGATTCATTGACTTCATCATCCATTTCATCAGTCCAGGGTAGCGCACGATTCTCATCATTAGTAGTGCCTGCATCATTTTGACTGAGAATATTCTTCCCTAACCAGATTAACATTGTGGGATTACCATCTAGAGCTACTCTTAATTGTGCTTGACGTAATGTTACTTTAAGTCTATGACGCCCTTTTACTAGAAATTCCTTAAAATTATATCTAAGTGTATTTTCATGCACATTGAAGTAAGCAGCAATCTCTCGATCACTAACGCCTAAGCTGGCCAGGTGTTCAATCTCATCTGGTGGAACTACAATGCCTTCACGACCAACTTTGATGCCCTCTTTGGTAATAGAACCCCATTTATGTTCGCCTTTGGGTCCGGGTTTTGCCCGTGCTTTATCATTATCTTGTGATTCTTCGTTCATCTTCTTCTGTTGTCCTTTCAGCAATAAAACCCAATAGCTCAGGATTTGCTTGGAATATATTGGCCCAAGCCAGGCCAAGTTGATGCACTTGATGTTCAGTAAGATCTATGTTACACTTTTCACTAACATAATGATTAAGTTCATGCAGAAACGTGTCAAGACATTGCTGCCCAGTTAGACTATTGCGCAGTCTAACTTCACGATCTTCAGTATGACAACTACCATAGTTCCCATTCATCAATGCTTCTGGATACCATTGAATATTCACCACTTCACCCAGAACTTCTATTTGTTTATAACTCGTAGGATCAGGTGGACCGTTTTCATTTCTCATATCAGCATATCTCCTATGTATATACTTAGCAGTTATATCAGAAGAAGAATATGCTTAGAAGAATACCCCATAAGCCTGCAAGAGCTGGGGTATTCTAATCCGCTGTTCAAACATGCAAACTTGCGGCAGGTCCTAAGGTAGAACTTGTTATGCTTACTTATGATAAAAGAAAGCCCCTAGAATCACACGAAACTAGGGGCATTCATACTGCTCAACTGAAGAGTAGTTAATGCAAGAGAAATTACCAACTTGCAATTTTATTTATATTAACATTCAGACTCAATCACAGGCTTATGTATTAGTTCAACTCGGATGTCAACAGTATCATAATATTGCTGTGCCCAGGTTATTATTTGTTCTTCTGTTGTTTCGATGCTGAAGTTAAGTGTTGCAATAAGATTCGTATCAGAATAGATATTTGCACGCAGCATAGGACTCTGTTTAATTTTAATTATTGGCATTGCATTTCCTATTTAGATGCCAGTCCATTTCTTCTTTATGGCGTTGTGCTCGTTGTGCAGATTGATTTATCACAGGTAATGCTTCTCGCCAAGCATTATGAGCTGTATGCACAAGCTGTATTCCATCTCCATAATCCATATTTAACACAGCATTGGTGTTGGGTAAATTGATAGCGTTGCGTGTGCAGAAACCATCATGCACCCATAATAATATTTCTGCATCTTTAACATGCCGCATAATATGCTGAATCATTCTGCTTTCGCTTTGTTGATATAGAAATGCAAGCAGTCGTTTACGGCTTAACTTACCATTATTTGCTAGAACTGAGTCTGTTCTATATTCTGGAACAAGTTCTAACACTGCATCGCAAATTTGCTTACCAATACTATCTTGTTCAGCAATAAATTCTACCACCCAAGGATGCCGACAAAATGCATCTCTTGAACCTCTATCGTAAATTACACCTGCAAGTCCTTTGGTCTGTAATACATCATTTACATAATATGCATTGCTTTTTCTTGCACCAAAACCAATTGCTGTCAATGCTTGCTTAATGATATTCAGTTTATGTTCAACTGAACCAGTAGTATCTACAAGAGTTTCTACTAAACGGTTTCTGACTGTTTGCTTATCATTGATCAATTCTCTAGTGCAAATAGTTCCTGCAGGCACTGCATATTTGTCTAGATTCTGAATCAATCTAAGCATATAAATTTGCCAAGCGTATACACTACTACGGAGGTCATAGCTGTGATGATCTCCTAATGCAGCATGTCTAACCACAGCAGGTGTATTTTGCAAGTTGATACCACCATAATACATACGACCACTTGGTGCTGGTCGCTTCAGCATTGGCAAACGACCCTGACTCTGATTTACACGAAACTGCTCTGCAATTGCCATAATGTTGATTGCACTATTACGTAGATTTTTTATACGAGCCTCAATGATAAATGCACCAATGCTATTTAGATCAACAGGTGCCCAATCATAAGCATCGGGTTCAGCTGTGGCCTGATCCCTAATTGTTTCAATATATTCTGCTTCCCAGTTCATTTCGAATAATACCTTTACTTTTGTCAATAGTCCTAGTTTACCTAATGCTTTATTTTTTGATCCTTTAACTTTAATTTCTACCAATGGAAATTGCTTATGCAATATGGGCCACCAATACTGTTGTTTACCAGCAGAACCGAAACGACCACATGCAGTATATAATTTCTCTGTGCTGATTGGATAGAGATTCAATTTGGTATCCATTAAGTCTCTTAACTTATAATTAGACACAATCTCCTTGACCACAGCATGATAATAACGATCTGCTATTAAATATGGATCACTTCTAATATCCGGGTATCTCAACTTTATAAATTGAGCAATCTGATCCAAATTACTAATTTTATCTGCGTCCACGAAGGGGCTCCTTATTCATATTATCAATCATTAACTATCTCTATGCAATGCCATTAGTGGTATTTGCTTTATTATACTATTAGCATCACTATACGTCAAGAGTTTTGACCGCCAAACATCACTATTGATTTTACCAAAAATCATTGTATATTCTGTTCGATTTGATCAAAATATTCTGTTTCGGTTAGGATTTCTGCTGTTACACCAGCTGCTTGATATAGATTTCGAACTTCTTCGGCATCTTCAAGATTATCACATACATTATGGTTCACATAGTAAATCATACAAATAGGTCCTTGATCATAGTTTCCATTTGGGCAAATTGTGCCAACACTTCAGCTTGTGTAGGTTTACGATGTTTTGGTTTCACTCCATGCAACTCATCTACAATAGCATGTATATCTATAGTTGAAGCACTGGCAATAATAACGGGCATTGAATCAGCATCAATCTGATTTGCTTTACTGAGTTGGCCATTTGCAAAGACTACAATATGTCCTTGACCCGGATTGTTTAAAATAGTGGACCAATACTTTGCGTTACGATATGTGTTGACTACATATGTATGATAATGTTTATTGTCATCGATACCACGCATGTTTACAGTTGTCATTGGTCCAGCAAGACGACTGATACTTTTAAATTGGTCCACAATAGCATATTGCTGATTGATAAATGTCATAAGTTTCCTTTAATACAACAACATAAGTTGCTGTTAAATATATTTACTTAGAATCATCAAAAAAGCTGAGTTATGGCGAAATAATTGCAGATTTTGTTTTGGTTATAACGTAGAACAATCTTTATCATAACTACATTACACACTGTTGCAATGACAGTGTTAGAGTCGCAGCAAAACTACTGATAATAGGCTTTTGTAAGTTTCCTCTTAATAGTGACTCGATAATAGATACCTGGACCCCCTGATCAAGGGTTTACTGCTAACGCGAAAGGGTCCTGTTATTTTATATAAGCTGATGTTTACGGGCTAATTTACGAACCGTGACTGTGGTGCAACCATATTTGGTGCCAATTTCTAATGTGCTTAATACACCTGCTTGCAGATCTATAACAATTCCTGCCTGATCCAATACTCTTGTGCTTTTGTGCTGATATGAACTGGGCAATTTGTTTTTCCACTTTCTATGCACGTAAGCAATAGCATTTCTGTCTAAGCCTAATGCACTTGCAATTGCAGTATTTTTGATACCTGCATCAAAACATTTAAATAATTCTGCGTGATTTAATTTACCATTCACTATAACTCCTGGAAACTCTGCCACTGGAACGCGAATCTCAGCAGGACTATACCACCGAGCCACAGGCTGATATTGAGTTATTAATTCAGCTATTAAATTTACTTCTGATTCTGGCATACTCCAAGCAGCCGCAATACTGGGCACACCTGGTAATAATCTACGACTAGGTGTGCGGAATTTAAACAACTTAAAAATAGCAGGGTAAGGTAGTTCAGGTATATTTTGCCCACGTAGATATAATGCAGCCAGATTAATCTCTTTGGGATTTAATTCACCAGGTGGTATAGTCCAGTCAGATTGTAATGATCCAGTTGCGGAATAATACCACATGCGAGGATTGTTCACATTTGTATTACTGCTAAGAACTATACCAGAATCAGTATAAACCCAAGCATTTGTATTATTAAACATTTCAATCCCGAGTCAAGACTCTTATAGCACCCATCAACACCACCGAGAAATCTTCTGTGTTAAATCTTATATTCAGTTTCTCTGATAGATTGAATGCAGGGCCTGAATTGGCAAAGCTGCATTTAATATATTTTGGCCCAACCATTGGCACTTCAATATTTGGATGCATACGCAAGTTAAATGGTCTGTTTTTATAATACACTGAGTAGATGTGATCTGCTTCACATATTTCATATGCTCGGTAGTTCGCATCTATGTCTTGCAGCAAGATTGTGGGTTTAGGCCGTGACATGTGGTTTTCCGGCTCGCAAATGTTTGTATCCAGCTCTGTGTGCATTGGTCATCACAGTGATACGAGATATATTATATTTCTCTGCCATTGCTACATAGGTCAACTTATTATCCCGAATATCCTTCATCATCTCATCATAATCATAATCTTTGGTCTGGCGTCGAGGCTTACTAGGATTCTTCAATTGAAATGATTTGGCTAATTCATCAGTAACTAATCCTGTATTACTAGGACGCACTTCGAGACCATGCTGATCCATATCGGGCCGTTCCCATTGATACAGCACAGTTTGACTTGATCCTTTTTGCCATGCAATTGCACCAGAACTTTTTGCTATGTCCAACCATTTGGTTGGTTCAGAAATGCTAACAATAATCATAACCCATAGCTTAGTCTTGTAGATCAATGCCCACGGAGCTGTGAGCAAATGTTCATAAGAACTATAGGCAGGCATAATAACAGCGGCCCTGATATGATCAGTATTAGTTGTCTTGCAGAGAAATTTATATTCTGACGCACCCACAGCTTCACGCAGGATACTTTGTGGAGTAGGAAAAGATAGTTTATTATTCTTATCTACTGGAAACCATTTGTTTATTTTTTCTTCTCGCATATCTTTATATATGCAGTTTGATCACAGGCAGTTAGTCTAAGCCCGACCAGCAATCTTTTCTTTAGTGCGTCCAAATGCGGAAATACCAATCACTGCACCAAATGCCACATGCAGCAATCCTCCGCCACCAAGACTAAGTGGTGCCCATTGATTTGCAATAGATCCATGCGCAATGGCTTGTATCGCAGTCCAGGCAATAGGGGCAAGTATAAAGTCAAATATGCAGATACCCATATAGACCCATCCCATTGCAGGACGATACCGGTTGTTGATCCAATCTGTGTTGGTATTCTCTACCTGAGATTCAGCACCCGCAGCAGCAGTGATAGCACCTGCTGTGGCTTGGGCAGACAAACTCGCACTAACATCATTACTAATAGAACTGGTGTTAGCAGTGTTAGTAGTAATGTTCTCAAAACGAGTAGAAAGGCTTTCACGAGCAGCAGCACTAAGAGGGCCAATCTCATCTTCATATTCATCATATTTAGGCATTATTTTGGTAAGTGGATTATAACATAACTCAGCATGCCCAATAGGCTAACAATAACAGTTCCAGCAACTGTGACCATTACTTTAAACTTTTCATCTTTGGCTGCGGTCAACATGCTCTTAATCTCTGACATATTTTTACCATTGCTGTCTTTGAGTTCCTTGATGTCAGTTTCAAGTTTATCAAATCTTTGATCAATTTGGTCCATTTTTTCGTTAATCGCAGTATAACGGATCAGACAAATTTCCTCGTGATTTTGTAGTCTTGCTTCTGTCTTGTCTATCGTTGTTGCCATTTTTAATCTCTTTTATTAGTATACGTTCAACCTCTAATAGACGCTGTAAACGCTGTTGTCGCTGTTTTAAATAAATTGCTCTTACTTCTTTAGGAGTAATTGCAATTGGTTCTATGCTATTCTTCGTATTCATATTTACCCAATTCAGTCAACATGAAAAACAAGGGTATAATTACCCTTGTTGTTAATTACACGCTTGCGTCAGTTGCTACATAAGCCCAGGCTGATAATGTTGTGTTCCAATAGGCCAACTTGCCTTGATTGTCGCTTACAGCAGCAGTCCAACCTACTGCACCTGTAATTAATCGTAATGCTGTGGCTGAATATGCTGCAAGTCCAACTGGCACTGTGAATGCTACTTTATTTGCATCAACAGTTAATTTGGCACTAACAACACCTGCAGCACCTGCTGTGCCTGCATAAATTGTTGTGGTAGTTGGCTTACTGCTGATAGTTCTCACAGAATCAGTCACTGAACCAGTTTGGTCACCGCGAGCCAATTCTAATCTAAATTCATGATCGCTGCCTGAAGCCGCTGTTTGGTAGATGTAGTTGAAGAAACCAATACCGTAGCCAGTAGCATTACTGCCTGCTGTGCTGACACGCAATCCAGTTCCATCGCCATCAACTGGTGTCACTGAAGCACTGGACTGTCGCTTTAACAACAGTGCTGGATTAGCACCTGATGTTGTGGCTGTTCTGATAATTTCAGTTGCACCACCAGTTGATAAAGTATTGGCACCAGAAGCAAAACTTGCATAAGTTGTGGTGCCTGCTGTGTTCTTAACAGTGAATGTGTCCTGGTTGATACTACCTGTAGTAGCAGCCAATGTCATGTAGTTGGTTGCAGTTAATGTTGAACCAGTAATGACTGAATTGGCAAATGTATACGCATCACTTTTATATGTGGCAGCACTGGCTGTATGATCTACAAAGTTGAATCTATTGGCTGCTGTCAACACTGTTGAGTTAGCAAAGCCACGAATTCTATAACCCATGCCTGCTGCGGTCACTGTGTTGGCAGCAGCAATTGTTCCACCTGAAGTAAATCCAGTAGTTGCATTAGCATAACTGATACTTGAAGTTGTTGACACTGTAATTATATAAGTGCCATTGTAACCAGAAGGTGTCATACCAGCAATGGTCACACTTTGTCCCACAGTATAAGGTGCTGTGTTTTGTGTTGTGAAAGTTAGTGTTGCCACTGAACCTGTTCCTGATGCACCAGTCACTGCTGTTGTCACAGTAGTTGAGTTAGTAAATGACTGACGAGCATAAGTCTGAAACTGCAATGGATTAACAGCACCAGTTCCTGCACCCTGATTAACAGTGGCAATTGTTGAAGCATAATTGTTTGAGGTGCCAGAAGTATATCCATCAAAGTTTAAAGTGCCTGGCACCATATTAGTTAAAGTGCCTGCTGGTGCAGTGCTTGTCCCAGTTGCAACACTCATAGTAATGCTGGAAGCACCACCGTTGCCTGTGCCTGCATCTCCTGCGTGATAACGCATTGCCAAGTTGGCACCATAACCTGAGCCACCATTACTTGAAGCAATTACCAAGCCGTTCAGCCCAGTCAAAGTGGTCAGCGGACTTGGTGGTGGCACATAAGCAGTATTACGACTTGCAACAATCTGACCCAGAATAAAGTTGTCATCAGTGATGTTGGCATTCACTGTGTTAAACGTAACATCTGCAGTAGTAGCAACACTTTGTCCAATTGCAACGACACCAGTTCCTGAATTATAAGTGACACCAGTTCCACCACTCAGACTGGTTCTTGCTCTGGATGCGGTAAAGTATTGGTTAGTGCCTTCTGTAACATCAGTAGTGGTCAACGTAGCAGCAGTATAACTGATCTGTCCAGTTGAACTATTGTAAGCAAGTGAACCACTCACGCTGATTGCAGCACGAGCACGACCATCTGTATAATATAAGTTGGTGCCTTCTGTAACATCAGTCGTGGTCTTGCCAGAAAACTGTCCATCAAATGCAGCACCAAAGCCAGCAGTATCTAACTTGTTGCCAAGACTTGTGGCAACAGTTGTGGCAAAGTTAGGATCATCACCTAATGCTGCTGCCAATTCATTAAGTGTGTCTAATGCAGCAGGACTAGAATCAACAATAGCTGCGGCTGCACTGGCTGCTGCTGCATCAGCATAGCTTTTAGTTGCAATGGTAGAATCAACTGCAATTGTGCCTGTGGCTTCTGTGTAAGTAATGCCTGTGCTGCCAGATACTGCACCACGAGCACGAGCAGTGGTAAAATATTGATTTGTGCCTTCGCCTAAATCTGTTGTTGATTTAGTAGCAAGACGCGTATCAAAGTCTGTATTGCCACGAGTAGTTGTGTAATACAAGTTGGTGCCTTCTACAACATTACTTGTGCTCTTTGTAGCAAGACGCGTATCAAAGTCTGAGTTGACTCTTGAACTTGTGTAATACAAGTTAGTGCCTTCTGCGACATTAGTTGTGGTCTTTGTGGCAAGTCGAGTATCAAATGCTGCATTGGCTCTGGCATCTGTGTAATACAAGTTGGTA